AACTCATAATTTGCTCGCCAGCAATTCCATTTTGGCAAAACTTACTCAAACTTTCCCATTTGCGTGGTAAAGGTGTAGGCATTAGATACCAACCTTGAACTTTTCCCAATCAATCGCCGCTTTGATGTTATATCCCCTATTGTTGAGGGAACGTATAATTGAATCCAACAGGTCTATTTTTTCTTGCTGCATCCCGATTTTGAGTGACAGGTTGATAATGTCACTGTCACCTTCTATATAGGAATTCACATCTGACTTTAAAATTTTACCCATTGGAGGTAAAACCCAACCCAAGTCTTGCGTTTCTTTTGTTGGTCCTTGAGTGTAAAACTCATACTTGGCCAAGCGTAACTGTTTCATATCCGCTTCAAATTTACGGAGAACCAAACGCTCTTGAGAGTAAATTTTGAAGTATTTACCATGTAACTGGGGGATCTTTAATGCTTCCTCACCCAGTTCAGTTCTATCAACTTGACTATCTTTTTCCCAGAGGGAGTAAATTTCTTCGAGTTTCATAACACCTCACGTACTTCATTACAATTATACTGTAAAACTTAATTGAAGTCAAGTCTTTTCTTCGATGTTGTACATGTGTTTTAACATATGGGCTCTGGACTTACGACTCATGCCAGCCAACTCATCACTTGCTTTTGTTTTCCAAATTTCTGGAAAGATACCATGAATGAATAAAATAAATGCGAGTCTCCATGCTCTGAGCAAATGTTTTAGGTACCCCATATTGACTTCATTTAAATGCCCCATTATAATTACTCCTGTAAGGGAAGAATACTAGAGAACACTGATGTTGTAACGCTGGTATCTAAAGGTTGCACTCGCTTCCACATAGTTGACATCTGTATCATTTGTTAAAAAGTCGATGTCACTGAGTGATGTTGGAAAGATGTTGTAAAAATCTATTGAAATGTTAGGACGCATTGAACTCGTCATGACAATTAAATTCGCATCCAACTTCAATGCTTCAGTGTTGTATTGAGTGAATGATTCTGGGGCACCCAATTCAACCATCCAGTTGTATATTTCAAGGTAGTTCTTCAAGTCTTCATCGACTTTGAAAGAAACCATCAACTGATTATAGTCCAGTCTGCTATTAATAGGAATCGTCGAAAATGGAGTTGGCACTGTGCTAAAGTCCAAATTGACCCCAGGCAACATTGTACGCTGAACATTGAATGTTAAATTTGGCGCACGATTGAGACTGAACTTAAATCCAAGTGGGGATAAAAAGTTTCTGTTTTCTGGTATGTTCGTTATGTTTGTTGGCATACTATTATTTAGGCATAAAAAAAGGGGAGCATTTCTGCCCCCCTCTCTTTAAGAGACAACCCTTATTATTTTTATTACATCAGGTTGTTTACGAGTACACGACGGTAGTACTTGTTGACGTCCTGCTCTAATGTAGCAGTTGCGTCGGCTGCGCTTGTGCCCTTCGCAAATGGGTTTGGTGCCATTCCATAACGTGTCTTGAAGCCAATTTTTGGCTGGAAGGTGTCTGGATCGACAGCACGAACCATCTGGAGTGGAACGTATGGGCAGTAGAACAAGCCAGCATCGAATGGTGATGTACCCTTATAACCGACAACCATATAGTTGGTTGCAGCATATGGGTCAATGTACACCTTGAGGCGACCGTTCAGAACACCAGCGAAGGTGTTACCTGTGTCGTCAACGTTCAGAGCGTTGCTGTTGAGGGCTGGAGCATAGTCCAGAACACCAGCCATCTGCAGTGCTGACGCTACGTCAGATGAGCAGAGGATGATGTTACCCTTACCGCGACGTGTCTGCTTGGCGATTTGGTTTGCTTCACGCTCAACTTGGAACATGAGACCCTTGAACTTCTCAACTGACCAGCGACCATTTGAGTCTGTGTCGAGGTCGAAGATGCCTGAAGCAGTTGTACCTTCAGTTGCACCCTTCTCAGCTGTGATAATTACTGAACGGACAACCTCACGGTTGATTTCAGCAAGAATTTCGGCTGACAGGATGTTTGAAAGTTCTGTTTCAGCGTCAAGACCGTGAATTGCCTTCAGGTCCTGTGCGAGTTCGAGGCTGTATTCTGCCTTCAATGCGCGTGTCTTAGCAGATACTGTTACCTTCTCAATTGAGAAGCCCATTTGTGGGAATGTGCCTGTTGCGCCCAACTTTTCAGCTGAACCCAAGAGCAAGCCCATTGCATAGTTGTATGTACTATTGCCAGCGTTGTTTGAAGCGTAAATACCAGATGATACAACGTTTGCACCAACTGCTGTTGCGCCTGAAGCACCTGTGTTTGCAGCATCAAGAGCAGCACCAAGACGTGATGCATGACCTGTGTTTGCTTCATTGTAGAATGCTTCGTCTGTCAGGGCTGTTGTGTTTGCATACTTTGTACGCATTGCAAAAATCAGACCTGTTGGACCAGTCATTGGCTGAACGCCGCAGATGTCGTATGCAACGAGGTTAGGCATTGCACGACGAACCAGCGAGATCAGAACTGGGTCAAAATTTGTTACGTTTCCTGCGACGTTTACTGGTGCGGCTTCGCCGAGCAGCTGCTGTGAGCCACCGAGCAATGCTGCTTCGTTAAGTGCCTTCTCAGTGTTCTCAAGAACCTGAGCTGTTACCATACGACGGTAAGCGTCTTTAATTTCTGGAAGGTCAGAGTGATCAAGCACTGGCTTCCACTTGTTTTGAATTTCCTCAGCTAACATTTTTTATAACTCCCTTTGGTTAGGTTATTTGTAAAATTATTTATTATTTGATGGTTCTTGAAATTGCACTGACGTACTTCGCCATGTGTGCTGGTACTGGCGCAGCAACTGGTTCTGTAACTTCAGTTTCTTCCGTCACAATGTTGGTAGCAGCCTTTTCCTTTTTACCGAAATACTGCTCCTTAATGACTTCCAACTTCTTGCGGTAAGTCTCAACGTCGGCAAAGTCAACACCTTCTGACAGTGTGCGGAATTTTTCAACTTGAGTTGCTACAAGACCTTCGGCAACTTCATCAAATGTTGTAACCTTTTCGGCTTCATTGATGATGTTTGAAAGTTCGATATTTTTGTTGATTTGCTCATCCAGTTTTGCTTGAATCTCTTCAAGTTTTGCACTGAGTTCGCCGAGAACATCAACCTTATCTTCTGGAATGTTGATGTATGACTCTGTGAACAACTTGTGCAATCCTTCCATGAAGTCTTCAGCAATTTCTGAGCGGAGGGATTCAACAACAGCGAGTTCGTTGTCCTTGATCCACTGTTCAACAACGTAGTCCATATACTGGTCTACCTTTGTTGTGAAATCTGTTTGGAATGACTCAACTGCTTCTTCGATTTTCTTGATTGACTCTTCTTCGAGACGAGCCTTTTCAACAGTCAAGCGAGCATTGATTGCTGCTTCGAAAATTGTTGCTGTCTTTTCTTTGAACTCTTCAGTGAGTTCTTCGCCAGCAAACATTTCTTCAACATCTTCCTTGGCGACCAACTTTGGCATTGGCATCTGGCCAAGACCTGTTTTACCAGGAGCCGTAGCAGATGGTGTCTTTTCAGCCTCTTTGCCAATTTGTGCAAGTGCATCATTCAAAAACTTTGAAAGATCTTCCTTGCCAAGTTGAGCCATTAATGATGTGAATGTAGCAAGCATTTCTGCCTTTGACTGTCCTGGGGCAGCGGCTGGCTTTAATGTGTCTGCTGCTACCGTTTCGTCGAGATTCTCAACGACTTCAGTTTTCTGATCTGACATTTGCAAACTCCTTTAGGAATATTTTTTATTTATTTATAATTTGAAGATTTAGAAATTTCGTTGAGAAATTTCTCGAAAATAGCCAATCTACGTGACTCGTCCAGTGTTTTTGTCTTTGCTGCTTTCTCGATAGCCTTTCTTGCTTCACGAGCAACCAGCATATTGTTTTCCCAACACCACTCAACACCTTCCATAATACCATTCACAAAAGCGTCTGGAGCAGAAGGGTCAGCAACAATATCTGCTGCTGTTGCCAAATAGAAGTCATTTTGGACTTCATTGACACCTTCCTTGTTGAGTTTCAATGAACCCATGCCACGTGACGACACGCCAATTGTGACGCCCTCGCCAATAAGGTTACGAACTATGCTACCCATTGGGGTTTCCATAATCTTTGCCTTACCAACAA